GTATGGGATACCCTATAAGTCGGGGACTGTTCATCTGAACCAGACCGAAATGATACTTTTGTTTATTAACCAATTTTCTAATTTAATGGTATCTCTTTTCGGGAGCTCCGTGCAGTCTCTTGGCATTCTGTTTAGCACGTAAATAATCGTTTTGGGCAATTACTGGTTTCGACCCCATGGTTTCACAATTTATTAACTCACTGATATTGATAACCAATCTCCAAGAGTGGGAGCGTTTCGCTACGGGCAGTGTCGCTACTCACTGTATTGCTACCCTTTGATGAACTAATCTACCCAGATTGGTTCATTAGGAAGTTTAATGGTCTCTCCCTTTATAATTTTGTCATATTTCAGTTTCTTAAAGTGGTTTTCTATAAGGATCTGTCGATCGGGTGTTATTCCATAAGACTTATAGAAACTAATTCTGGCAAAATGCGTAACAGGCGTGTTCCGTCTCGTCATGCCGATAGATAACCGGGATAACCCAGTCTCCTGGGTTGGGTCACCTTTGATGGGTTTAGCACCATCAGCAATTCGAGAACACAAATTATAAAATTCCTGCCATATAGGCAAGCCCCCTGTTAAACTAATCCCTCCGAGGGAAACAGCAGCCAACCATCGTTGGTACTCACTGAATTTAGTGAAGGGTTTAATTGATACGCAATCCTTAGCCAACGCCACTACGGGATCACGTACCATTATCCATTGCTGTCCATCATGCACTGGGTGTGCTTGACAAAACTCTATTTGCTCTAGACAATAAACAGGGGTTTCACATACCAAAGTGAATCCCATAGTCAAAAACCATGGGTTTAAGGTATCCTGAACTGTTTTAATAAACTTTCTCTCAACTATCAGCACACAATCATCACCATCATTGATGAGACTTGTGTTATCTACATTGAGACCATCGGTGTCTGTAATATACATGTACATTAACGCACACATAATAGTTACATTCCCCAATGAAGTATTACTAACTCCGGAAGTTCTGGTACCTTGGATTTTATATTTTAGATCACCATCCTGACATCGACCATATCCGGTATTACTTAGCTGCCAACTAAGATACTTTCTAAAGTCATCGTCATGGTTAAATAGGTTATATGTTGCAAATTCGATAAACTTAAG